AACTAGCGGAAGCGACTAAAACTTAAAATATGCCAGCAAATTGGGCCTCATTTATTCCTGACGTTAAGGACTTAATTTTATCACATCCAGAAAGTCCTAAGGTATTTGGTGAAACTTTAGCTAAACACTATGTTTCAGCAGTATCATCAGGTGCTGCATCTATGTTTGGACAAACTCATAGTAATAAACTCGGTGAGACAGATTTAGTGAGTAAATATGGTGAATGGTTTGAGAAACTACGGGAAGAGGACTTAGATCCTCCAATGGCTAATGAAATTGACGAAGACGGTAATGAAATAGCATTCAGTGGAAAGGAAAGCGATCCAGATTTTTCAGATCCAGATATGACTGAATCTGAAAAGCCTGTTATAGATCCTGAAAAGTTTAATACATTCATTGAAGATTATTCAGTTGAATTAAACTTACATAAATTCAAGCATTTTGAGTTTAATTTAAAAGGTGGTGAAACATTCAATGAAGCTACTGATATAATAGTAGATAGGCTCGTCTCATCACTAAATCAATACTCAGGAAACAATAGAGTTGATTTTATTAAATGGGTTCGTAGTTTTGGTATGTGGGCAACTGGTTATGCTGGAGTAATCGCTAGAAATAATTACAAAGATGGTGTTAAGGCATCTATAGATTCTCATGGATTTGATGCAGATGATTTTATAAAAAGCGTCAGAACTAAATTTCTAGATATACTCCGAATTGCGTACGATACTAGTAGCTATGATAACGTCGAGAGTTTAATACGGGAGACACCAATACATCCAATTCAGATTCTTAATGAAACTATAACATTTAGACACGAAGTCATTCAGGAAGTGTTTGACAAGGGAAATGACAGTGAAGATTATAAAGTATCTTCCATACTAACAAATTATTTCATAACATATTTTACATACGGCGGTTCTACAACATCATCGATTTTAACTAATAGTCTTATGGAAAACGTATATGATAAGTCTGAATTAAAGGCTAAATGGTTACATTCACCGGACGTAAATTCAAAAGAAGACATACTCAATAAAACAGGAGGTACTTTGTACATGTATACTCGTCAGGAAATGATTGACGCAACAGACGAATCTGAGGAAGACGGAAAGGTTGACGCTTATATGGAACTAGCGAAAGCTACTATAGCATATTGGAAAGCTACAGGACCGCAACCATTAAAAAGCATGCCAGCTGCATTTCCATGTACTATAAGCGCACCTTTAGGCGGTAAATACATACCTGTATATTATGGTAGTGCCTCTAAATTAGCTGAGGACATACGTAAATCTTTAAATTCTGGTAAAACGTCAAACGATGCTAATACTGCCGCATTAAAAGTAGCAAAGGGATTATCGCTAGCATACTCTAGGAATTTAATACAAATGAAATTCATATATCTTGGTGGTATACCGACACCGGTTGGCAGTTTACCCATGATTGGTTTTGTACCATTTGTATTTTAAAACATAGATATATAATAAGATATTACAAACAAGTTAACCCCTTAAAAATACAACAATGTCAAACGAACAAGTTACAGATTGTAACAACACTACCCAAACATTCGACTGGGAATCATATTCGTCGGATTGCCCATCTACGCGTAAAGGAAATACAAGAATAGAAACGCCAGTTGGTGTGAAGCTGTTTTGTACAGAACCTTATGCTGAAGAAGCTCTAAAGCAATATCTTGGTGATTTTACATCAAATAATAGAATAGAGGAAGTTCATGTTAATCAATTATACGAAGGTACAGTAAGTTCTATAAATATGGAATGGTGTACTATCAATGTAGGTTACCGAGATTCAGTCTATGTCGATATGGCAAAGGAATCAAAAGAATTTACGGACATGTTACGAGTAGGAGAAACCGTGAATGTTCAAATTATAGAATCTAAAGGATCTATACAGGGAGAATATACATTAGGTTCAGTTGAAGCTGGTGTTAAACGTGCAATGTTTGACGAAATACTTAAGAGTATTGAACATTCAAAAACAGCGTACAGTGCTACTGTGAAAAGTTTAATTCCAGGTGGTGGTTACATCATCGATATTCAAGGAGTTGAATGCTTTATGCCAGGATCTTTAGCTGGAATCAATAAACTACATGATTTTGAATCAATATTAGATACTACAATGTATGTAGTTCCTATGAATTATTCAAGTGATAGAGGTACTATTGTGGTTTCTCACAGAGAATACTTAAAAGCTCTTATTCCTACAAGAATAGAAGAAATCAAAGAATACGAAAGTAATGTATTAGTTACAGGAACAGTTACTGGTTCTGCTAAATACGGAGTATTCTGTGAATTCAATGAATGTTTAACTGGTATGATTTATGCAAGTGATCTTAGCGAAGAAAACGTTAAAAGACATGCTGCTAGAGATATTAAGCCAGGAGAGTCTATTGAATTCTTTATAAAGAAAGTTATTTCCGATACTAAAATCACACTTTCACAAAGAGAAGTGGAACATGTAAGTGATCCATGGAAGAATGTATCTGAAAGATTCAATACGCCTGTTGAAATTACGGGAAGTATCAGATCTGTTAAAGATTACGGAGTATTCATTGATATTGGTGAAGGTCTAGTTGGACTATTACATGTTTCTGAATTTCCAGAAGGATATGATTTGAATGAATTAGAAAAAGGAGCTGAAATTACAGTGACTGTTACTAGAATTGACGAAGAAACTCGTAAAGTTTTCATGGAACTTTAATTATATAATGAACTTAAAGTTTAAGATATATAAACAGTACAAAAAACAAACGACAAATGAAATTAACAGAAAGTAAATTAAGAGAAATCATCCAAGAAGAATTAACTTCTTTGAATGAAGCAAGTATATCTGAAACTAATAAAGATATACAATCCCTAATGACTAAGTTAAATTTTAAATTATCTGAGTCTTCTTATACTGCGCTTGACAATATCAATGCATTTTTACTATCGGAAATACAAGGAGTAGGAGAGCATGGAAAAGGTAATAGTAAGATGAAAGAGGCATTGTCTATTTTGAATAAATTCAGTAAGATGAAAGATTTTACGAATCCTTCAGATGAGCTAGTTAAAGAGGTCAAAGATGGAATATATAAAAGATAAACTCAATAATGAAGTAATATAAATAAGTCTTATAATAATTTAAACCTGTTCGAAAGAGCAGGTTTTTTTATGTTCAAAAATTTAAGATATATAAACCAACTCAAGCATATAAACAAGTAGGATGAATAGATTTAATGATGCGGAAATATTATCGAAGTGCAAAGTTGGTGTAGAATTTGAATTCTATTCTAACAAAGACATCGACACGACTGCTAAGGAATTAGGTGTACTTTTATCTAAGAAAATTAGAGTCGAGACAAAAGCTCATAGCGATTTTGTACCGACTGACAAGATTTTTAAGATAGAGCCTGATATGAGTGGTGGAATAAATCTTATGGAACTTGTTACAGGTGCTCAAGATTACAAATCTGCTAGGTTATTAATTATACGAGTATCTCAGTGGATCCAGGAACACGGTTACACTAATGATAGAACATCTATACATTTGAATCTATCGTTTGATACTAATCTGATTGAAAGGAAGAACAGAATAATGAATATGAACACTCTTAAGTTCATATTGGAGTTCGACGAGGATGCTGTATTTAGTTTATTTCCACAGAGAGAGAATTCAGCATACGCAAAATCAATAAAGTTCGTACTTCCAAATTCTGAAACGTTTAATATAGACGGTGATTTAATCGATGAACACAATTTTACATTTCCAAAGTCTAAATACTATGGTATCAATTTCGAGAAGAGAACCAAAAACTATTTAGAATTCAGATATATTGGTGGTAAAGATTGGGAAAATAAAACAAACAAAATACTTCACTTATTAGATTCTTTTTTAGTACAATTATGGAATAGTACAGAATCTACTAAATTCACGCACTTAAATTCATTAGAACTTAAGAAGATTTTAGCAGTTAATAGAAGAATCGTAGATGCTAGGAGAGATTGGAGACATATTGAAAAGGACTGGAAGAATATAGACTTTACTGTTGATTTGCATAAGAACGAACAGATCATAGATTTATATTGGACTAAGATCCAACAAAGAGTACTGAGATTATTTACACATGGTGCTTTAAAGAAAGGGCATATAAATTATGACACAGATACTGGAAGGGTTCAAGTTAAAGACGGTGAACTTTCTTATTGCGTTAATATTGACGGTTATGACTTTATTGATTGCGATATTCGCGGAGAATTGTTATATTGCGATATATTCGGAGGTACCATTGATGGTTCAGATGCTACAGACTGTAATTTCTACAACGGAGCTTCAATCATTTCATCTAAACTTAAAAGCTGCTACGTTAGTAGGGACAGTGAAATTAAAGACGGCTATTTATACGGTAAAGGTGTTCTTAAAGGCACGATGATAGGTGGAATATTTAGAGATGGATCTTATGATAAGAAACTTGCTAAATTCAAGGGAACAGAAAAGATAAGATACGTTGAAATATAAAAATAAATAATAATAATGAGTAATATTTTAGTAGGAGATGGAAACAATATGGCAACCGAACATGATTTCGGTGACGATTGTTTAAATGAGTTTGTACAAGAACTTGCTGATGAGATTACAGGATCATGTATGATTCCAATGAATCTGCCAGCAGCTGAAGTTGCTAATATAGTTAAGCGTGCTAGAAAATGGTTCTATAAGAAATATGAGTATTCAGTTCAAGAGAACTTCTTTGTAATTCCAGCAGCTGCTTTCAGTACTGAATATTTCAAAGCATCAAGAACTATCAATTTACCAGAAGGAGTTTATTCTATATTTGGAGTACATCAAACTAGTGGTGGAATGGGTGGTGGAGATATCGACTTTGCTAGTGGAGATTTCTCTGTAGAGAGAATGTTTGCTGGTCATGCATTTGGTGGTGGAGCTGGTGTTACGCAAGCTGCTGAAAGTCTTGAATATTATGTAATTAATCAAAAGTTTTTCGACTTGGCTAGACAAATCTTAGAGAATCCTCTTAGTTTTGATTATAACAGATTGAACAGAGCATTAAGATTTACAGGTGAAAACCCAAAAGGAAATGTTATATTAGAAGTATATGAAACTATATCTGATTGTGCTTTATATGAAGACGAGATATTCTTTAGATACTGTGCTGCTAAGGTTAAGATTTCATTAGGTAGTAAATTGGCTATATTTGATTTCCAATTGCCTGGTAATATAACTGTCAATGCAGATGCAATCCAAAGTTTAGGCGAATCTGAACTAGAATCAGTTATTGAAGAGATAAACGGAGACGAAGGAGTTGATTGGATGATGCATTCTTAATCGAATATATAGTTATATGGAATTTTACATAAAGAACATAGAAGACCCTGGATTTGATGTAGATCAAATGCAATCTGACAACGAGATATCGCAATTACTAATTCAGATAGAAATGGTATTGTTTACTCGTAAGGGTGATGTCATGGGTGACTCCGAATTCGGAGCTAATTTAGATGATTATGTTTATTCATTTAGATATAATGATTTCATGTTAAAAAAAGTTATCGAAGACCAATTGAAAAGGTATGTACCATTGGCAGCTAAATTTAATACAAAGGTGGATGTAGAATTTACATCTGAAATAGATAAACACTTAGTATTTGTAAGCGTCATAGTAGATTCAAAATATATGGTCGGTCTTTACATATAAAACAATAAAACAGCAATGGCACAATTTGAATTTTTAGAGAGGTCTAGAATAAAAACTAGAGAAATGATAGAGGACACTCAATCATATATTTCAAGAATATATGGTAGAGCGAATGAATTATTTTCGTCGGCTTCTCCCTTCGCACAAATACTAACAGTTCTACAAGAACTTACTGGTTTTGTATTCTTCTATATAGAAGATGCTACAGTTGAACAAAACATCCTTACAGCACAGCATAAAGAATCTATATATGGTTTAGCTAGATTAGCAGGTCATGATCCATTTAGAGGTGCTTCTGCAACTGGTGAGATTAAGATAAGGTTAAACACTTCTGCTGCTGATGTGATCGCAGGTGATGCTCTAAACATTCATCCTAATTCAACTATTACTATGAAAGCAAATGGATTGAGCTATATTCTACGAACAAATTCAGATAAGTTTAGAATCGATAAAACAAATGCAACATATATAAACATACCAATTACTCAAGGTTCTATAGAATCTCAAACAGTGACAGGTACTGGCGAGAAATTCCAATCATTTAATATTATAACAGGTGGAACTACAGATCATAACGAAGTTAAAGTATCGGTAAACAGTGTACCTTGGAGAAAATACGATTCACTATATGATATGCGAGTTGGAACTAAAGGATTTATTGTTAAAACAGGAATTACAGGTGGTTTAGATATTTACTTCGGTAACGGTAGTTTCGGTGAAGTACCATTTGCTGGTAATTCTATAGAAATAGAATACATCTTAACTGATGGTAAGACTGGTAATTTAGTAGATGCTAAGGATTTATCATTCAAATTCGTAGATGATGGTTTCGATAGTGTTGGAAATGCATATGATCTTAACGACTTAATAGAAGCGGTTGTAACTATAGCACCGAGATTAGGAGCAGATTCTGAAAGTATAGAACTTACTAAACTTATAGCACCTTTACAATCTCATGCATTCGTACTTGCAACTCCAGATAATTACGAAGCATTCCTTTCTCAATACGGAATGTTCTCATATCTTGATGCTTATAATACTACTGATGATGGATATTTAGATGATGATAACATTATCTACTTATTTATGGTACCGGATATTAATATTAAATTGAATAAGTCAGAAGATTATTTTAATTTAAATTTAGATGAGTTTTTCTTTTCAGAGGATGAGAATAACGCAATATTAGATTTAATTGAAAAGTCAGGTAGACAAATGGTGACTTCTGAAGTTGTTATCGTCGAACCATCTGCTCAATATTTCAGAATGGATATTAAAGTTAGATATTTTGAAGGTTTTGATAAGCATTCAATATTTAATGACATACGTTCAGTTGTTTCTAATTATCTTTTGAATATAACAAGAAGAGATAGGTTACCTAAATCTGATATAATTGCAATACTTGAAAATGTTAATGGAATAGATTCAGTTAACATTAGATTCGTAAGTAAAACTGAAGAAGATGCTAGACGAAATGAATATTACGTATCTGAAACGGTGACTGTAACTCCTTCAACACCAGTTCTTGAAGAGATTGGTAACGGTAAATCTAAATATGTTTTCTTTAAAAGAACTATAGATACAAGAAATGTTTCATTCGAACCAGGTGCTGCATTACCTGAGAATATTATAAACCTTGATTCTTTTGGTGATATTCTATTAGAAAAAGATGAAGTAGCAGTATTCAGAGGTGGATGGGAAGATAGAGACGGTGTTTCTGTTGTAGATAATGCAATGCTTGGAGAAATGGGAGCACTTTCAGTATACTTCGATGAACCAGCTGTACCTAATACGACATTCAGAAAGATACAGGCAAAAAATAGAAAAATGTTA